CTGCACCCGGACGGTTTGGGTCTGTAAACCTCAGGAACCGCTCCTGGTTCTGTGTCTTGGTTTTGGTCATGGTTTGCTGGGGTAGATATTTGAACAAGCTGTTAGCAAGATTTGCCTCAACACATGTAAAAAAACAACGCATTTCTATCGGTAGCATAGAGAACATGCGGGCCTCCAGTTTGAACTCACGTTCCTTTGGGTAAAGACTTACAATCGACCAATCATAAGGAATCTCTCTTCGACTGACTTGTTTAACTATTTTCTCGATGCTGAGTTCTTTCCTTGTTAGACACTCAAGGAGAAGCCGTCTGTTAGACTTTGGTTTCCCCTTATCCCAGGTTAGATGCTTGTCAGAGCGATATAATGAGATGGACTTATCATCCAACAAGTCCATGAAGTTTGGAAAGTAGTCAAAATCAAAGAGTTTCGTCCACTCGGTTGTATTCCAGTCGCTCAGCGGGTAGGAATTTCTAGTCAGGACTCGTGTCTGTCGGTCATTGAGTCTCTTGAGCTGAGTGCTTTGCTTCGCATGAAATAACACAGGCCACCGTCCGTGCTGCTGCACGTATGAACAAAGGACGATGTGACAGAATGTATTGCGTAAGAGCTGAGCATCAACCACGGAAGTCAAATCGTCAGTCCGAGCTGCCTCAGACGCCGAGAGTCCTCCTAGTTCAGTATCAATGAGCGGATGCCCGCATGTCTTTAAACAGCCAAATAACTCAACAATAGATCGAACATCGGTAACAGACTCGACTAAGAGTAAGAGCTTATCGATCTGGTGATTGCTATGGATGTTCAATGTTTTGCAAACACCTCTCTCCTTAGTACGCATCTTCGTGATCATACGTGTATAAGCAGTATCATCCCCGAATATATTGTCCACGCGGTGGGATAACCAGGTCTTGAACATTGGTTCAACTGCTTTGAGAAGATTATAGGCCTGGTTGCCGTATGCAGACAGGGTCTCGTCTTGCCACAAAAACAGTTTGTGTAAGCTGGGTATCAGACTAGCATCAAGACCTAAGGGCCTGACGTGTTCTAGCATCATGAATCTGGAAGCGACCTTGTCTTTGAGCATGAGAATCTGATTTAGGCTGGAATAATAATAATTGTTACCCAACTGTACTATGGCATTCCGTGAATTGATCCATATATGCACATCACCTACAGTGCCGAGTGTCC